ATACTTTATTAGATCAATTTATTAGAAATACAGAATTAGATATTGCTAACAAAGTAGATTATGATGACATTAGAAAATACGTTACTGGTTCTACAGGTACACAAAAATATTTGAATGTTCCAGATGACTGTATCGTAGTTCGTTCTATACAAGTGATTAGTAGTAGTACAAGAGATTTTTTAGAAAAAAGAGATACCTCTTTTATAGCCGAGTTTAATCCTACAGATGCAACTGGTTTACCGAAATATTTTGCTAATTGGGATGATAAAAATATTTTGTTTGCACCTATACCAGATCAAAATTACGATGTTCAATTAAATTATATAAGAGATCCAGAACATTTTAATTCTACAACGGATACTTTTTTATCTAAACATCAAGAATCTTTATTATTACATGGTGTATTAACTGAGTGTTTTAGTTATTTAAAAGGCCCAGTTGATATGTACAACTTATACAAAACCAAGTATAATGAAGAAATACAAGATTTTGCGTTGCAACAAATGGGTAGAAGAAGAAGAGGAGAGTATGATGACGGTGTACCGAGAATACAAGTCGCTTCTCCTTCACCTTAATATAATAGGAGAAAAAATATGGCAATAACAACAAGTGTAGTAACTAACGTCTTTAAAACTGATGTTCTGAAAGGAGTGCATAATTTTACTAATCCTGGTGGTAATAGTTTTAAATTAAGTATGTATACATCAAGTGCAACTCTTGGTAAGTCAACAACTTCTTACACATCTGATAATGAAGTAAGCTCACCATCTGGTTACAGTGCAACTGGTAAAGCCTTAGTGGCAGTTACACCAGCGTTAAGCACTGATACTGCTGTGGTAGACTTTGCAGACTTATCTTTTGTGGGTGTAACACTTACAGCAAGAGGTGCTTTAATCTATA